AGGAACATCTCACGCGCCAGGCGATATTGATGCAGCACGTTCCGGTGATCCGGGATCGGGAATGGATTCTCCCGCCCAATCACCCACCTCACACGCCCGTCGACCTCCTGCGCCTCAATCGACTCACGGCAGGCCGGATGAATCGCGTCCTCTCCGGCCTCCGTGAGCCACGTCGGAGTGAAGATCATCAAACGCATCCGATGCTCCGATCCGTTGAATCCTCCGAATCCGCTGTTAGGCAGTCGGATGCGTGCCGTACAGGATCGCCGCCGCGTTCAGCACCTTATAGACGATCCGCGCGTAGTAGTGCAACACAACCTTGCCCTTCGCGGCCAGGCTGAACGGATCGCGCAGGAAAGTCAGCTCTCCCTGGCGCATGCCGACCGCGCCCCAGTCGCCGTACACCACCGACTTTGCCCCGCCCGCGATGGCCGGGACGTAGGACGAGTAGAACACCGGCGCGTTCCACAGCGGGTCGTTGAGTCCGGTCAGCGAACCGGGGGTCGGTGCGAACTGGAACGGGTTGCCCGTCAGCGCGCGGTACGACCCCTCGGTCGCCCGGCGCATGAGCCACTTCGCCCCGTTGGAATGCTCGCCCGCCAGCGCATAGATCACCTTCGCCGGGTCCGCCGCATTCGCCGCCGTGGCGGTCAGCGTCACCGACGTGCCGTTCGCCAGCACTTCAGTGACCAGCGCGCTATTGTGCGTCAGCGCCAGCGCGCGCCCAACGTAGTCGTCCAGAAACGCGACGAGGTTCGAGTCCTCGTCCGCCAGGAGCTCGTCGGTCAGCTCCACGTCCTTTGTGAACTTGGCCAGCGTCATCGCCGCCGTGCCGAGTACAGGCGCATCGCGATCGAACGTGCCGACCTCGTTCGTGCTCACGAACACATTGGCCGCCCCGCTCTCGATTGGCACATTCACCGTGGTGCCCTTGCCCGGTATAGGCAGCACGCCCAGCGGCCCGAACAGCGCCCCCTCATTGCGCTTGGCGATGATGCCCTGATAGTGCCCGGTCGGCACGGCATAGCCGCCATCCGCCCCGGTCGTGATGTTCATGTCGGTGTCGTTGCTGGCCGCGCGCAGCTCGATCAGCGGGCGCAGGTCCGCCGTGCGCAGGTACAGCCCGATAGCCCGCGCCTCGTCGCGCCTGCGCTGATCGGCGTCTCCGCCGCCGCTGCCCCCGGTCTTCCGCGCCGAAGTCAGCAGCGATGCCTCGCGCTGCTCCAGCGTCTGCCGCCGCGCGATGTCGGCTTCCATGTCGTTGACCTGCGCCATGAGCGCATCGTACTGCGCGGTTTCCTCGGCGCTCAGCCCACGCCCTTCTGTATCGGCCCCCTCCACCAATGCGCGGGCCTGACCGATAAGCCCCGCGCGTCGATCCATTAGCTCGCGCACGTTCATCTCTTCATCTCCTTGTCAGTGACTTGGGCAGCCCTATCGGGTTGCCAAAATGTGAACCTCTCGGCAATCTCAAGCCTGCGGCGTTGGTTCTCCAGCAGGCCGCGACCGCCGTCGCTCGCAGAGTTATCCCCTTGTGACAGGGGCAGGGCATCCGCTTCGCTCTTGATGCCCGTCAGCCGCCGAATCGTCTCCTCAAACCCGGCTACTCGATCTACCATGCCCGCCGCCTTCGCGTCTTTCGCCGTGAACACACGCCCCTCGCCATAATCGGCGCGCACCGTTTCGGCGCTGACGCCCCGGCCTTTTGCCACGTCGGACACGAACAGACTGTAAGCATCGTCCACAATGCCCTGCACGTGCGCCCGCGCCTCGTCGCTCAGGGGCTCGTCAAAATTCCCTTCGACCTTATACTTGCCGGCCGCGATATACGTCAGCTTCAAGCCGGCCCGCTCCCACACCTTCGACCAGTCCTCGTGCACGGCGAATACGCCCACCGAGCCGACCAGCGCTTCCGGCGTAGCGACAATCTCGTCCGCCTGGCTGGCCATCCAATAGGCTGCCGATGCCGTCAGGCTGTTCGCCAGCGCCACAACGTGTTTGCTCTCGGCCAGCCGCCGCACCTCGCCCGCCAATTCCGGGATACCGCTGACCGTCCCGCCCGGCGAGTCGATGTCCAGCAGCACCGTGCTAATCGAGCTATCCGCCTCAACGTCGCGCAGCGCCTTGATAAGCCCTTCGACTGATGTTCCGCCAAAAAACATCGACCAGAACGACTCGCGCCGGCTAATCGGTCCCAGCACCGGCACCCGCGCCACGCGGCCGGCCTTTGGCCCGGGCCGGGTCACGGCCAATAGCGCATCTGTCGCTACGTGCTGGGCGACCGGGCGAGCCAGCATCGCCTGCAGCGCCGCTGGCAGGATCGCCCAGGCCTCGCTCCGTGCCCGCTGCATCATCTCCGGCAGCCTCAAATCGACCCGACTCTCGGCTGCGAGTTCAGCCTCCGCACTCGCGGGCTTGAGTTCTGGCGGCTCCAATCCCGCATCGCGCAGGTGCTTTGCCACGTGATCCCACACGCCCTGCCTGTCCGCGTCGGGGATCTTCGTGCCGCCCCGCGCGCCATTCAGCACGCCGATCGCGCTCTGGCACGCCTTGGTGTTCGCCGCGCCCGGATCGCCGTTCGTTTCGACCATGTGGTGAATGAACTTGTACGTCCCCTTGTTGCCCTCGTCGAGGTCCGGGTCGTACCATGCGAAAATCTTGGCGTAGTAGTCCCGCTTCTCGTCCGAGCGCACCCGGGCGCGCATCTCCCCCGCGTCCCAGGCCACATCAACCGTGTCTGTTTCGTGTGATCTGAATGCTGGCATCAGTCCCTCCCTTCCACTGGGAACCCCATAGCCTTGCGCTGCTCGTAAACTTCCCTATCCGCCTCGTAGTTCCTGGCCGCGTCCAGATAAGTCTTATCCTGCGCCGATTTCCCGAACGTATAATTCAGGTGCTCGACCACCGCCTCGCGGCGCCACCGGTAGCAGCCCATCCCCTTGGCGATGTCTGTCACTTCCCGGTCCGCCCACCATGATTTGTAGACCGGCGGATACATGACGCCGCCCAAATGCTCCGTGATGAACGCCCTGTCGGCCAGCCAGTGAGCCGCATACTCCTCGCCATCGCTCGCCAGGTCGTTGAACCCGACCACGCCGTGCCCGCCCATCTCGTCCAGCGCATCCAGCGCGGCATCCGACCATCCCGAGTAAGGCAACAGGTCGTCCGCCCACAGCGCCAGCACATCGCCCGTCGCCAGCGTCGCCAATTTGTTCCAGGCGTACACCGCGCCCCGCACGTACTCATCCACCGTGCGTATGTGCCTCAGCATGGCCATCCCCCGGATAACCTCATGGCTCATCCTGTCATCCTCGACCACGCTGACGAGTATCTCAACCGGCAGCCGCGTCGTTTCCCGTATCAGTTTTACCGCCCTGCGCAACTGCTGCGCCCGATAGGCGCTCGGCAGCAGGATAGATATTTTCCGGCTCTCCACAACTCACCCGATCCACTCGCGAGGCAACTCGCTCCAGCCTGGCCGACGTGTGTTGCCGCTCGCAGCCATAGACCGCATCGATGAAATGAAAATCCCCGCCATACTCCCCGCTGAAATCCCCCCCGTGTTCCAGCCACACTTCCCGGCGCAGCGCGAAACAACTCACTGCGATGTCGCCCAGCCGCAACCCCTCCGACCATTCCGGCAGGATGCGCCCGCACACGTCCATCTGTACAAAAACGATGTCGGGACACACATGCTCGACGACGAACTGCTTCAATGCCGCGACGAAACCTTCATCAATCAGATAGTCGTCGTCGTCGAGAATGAACACATATTCGCCGCCCGGCTGCACGGTCTTTAGATTCTCGTAAGCCCAACCCACGCCGCGCCCGATCGAGTCATGCAAAATGATGTGCTCGACATCCGGGTCCGTCTGCCGCGCCACACTGTCAACGCACCGCGCCAGGCCGACCGGCCGCCTGAATGTTCGCGTGACGATGCTCAGAAATGCCCCCATCAGCGCTTCCCATTCCCCTCGTACAGGTTAGGCCACTCCTGGACCGCCTCTCCAGTTCCCCCAATCCGTCGGGGCAAGCCTTGCGCTTGCCCTTCCTCAGGCGCTTGCCCTTCCGATCCGTCAATCCCCCGGATCCGCTGTTCTGCCTCGGCGGCTATCGGGCTGCTCCCCAGTTGCTGCATATTCAGCGGCACCAGGTATTTGTCCAATGCCGGATCGTCCACGTTCATGTTTTCCCTCTCGCGCGCCTCGTTGCGCGTCATCCAGCCCGTCTGGATGGCGTTCTGATAGGCCCCGTAACGGCTCGGCGTGTCTCCGCGCAGCAGGCTGTCCACCAGGAACTCCGCAAAATAGGTCTGCCGCTCTCTCTCCAGCAGCAGCGACCGCGCGATCTCCTGCTCCCATCCCCTGAACCACGGCATCATCGTGTAGATCACGAACTCCAGCGACTGCTGCTCGATGTTGCTGAACGTCGCCCGATCCAGATCGCCGATCATGTGCGGCGGGATGCGGTACAGCCGCGCGATCTCTGTCGCCTGGAATTTGCGCGTCTCCAAAAACTGCGAGTCCTCCGGCGGGATGCCGATCTTCTCAATGTCCGTGCCTTCCTCTAGGATTGCGGCCCGGTGCGACTGGCTCAGCCCCGAATGAGCCGCCATCCACGATTCGGTCATGCGCTCGTAAGCCCCCTCGCTCAACTGGCCGGGATGCTTCAGCACCACGCTCGGATTCGCGCCGTTGCCGAAATAGCGCGCGCCGAACTCCTCGGTCGCCAGCGACAGTTCCACCGCCCGCCGCGCCATGCCAATCATCGACACGCCGGACATGCCGTCCAGTGTGAATGTCTTGACGTGAAACACGCGATACGCGGGCAGCACGAATGTGCCTTTGCCCGGCACATAGGTGCGATACATCAACGCCCCATCCGAGGCGCGTACTGGCGCGGTCTGATGCGGCAGCAGCGGCCATAGATTCAGCATGCGCCCTGCGCCGTCCATCTCAATCTCGGCGTAGCCGTTCCCCCACAGCGCCTCGTGGCCCGTCAGCATTGAGCGGAAAGTGAAACTCGTCATCTCCGGGTTCGGCGCGTCGTGCAATTTGGAATAGAGATAGAAATCAGGCGCGCGCGACTTGCCACGCGGCATCCGGCGATACGTAATCAGCGGTAGGCTCGCCAGCGTCTCGGACAGGACGCGCACGCAGGCGAAGACAGCCGTCGAGCGCAGCGACGACTCTTCTGAGACGTGAATCCCCGTCGCGCTGTCATAGCCGCCGCGCAGCATCTCGATGATTTTGGCTGAGTTGATGTTGCCGCCACTCGTGGCGCGCCGCTCAAAAAAGCGTGTCAGGATTCCGCTCATGGCCTACCCGCCTTTCGCTGCACGGCGGCCGCGCCCAGGACGCCAATCCCCACCATCCCCGCGCCAAAGGCAATCAGTCCGGCCGGCACCGAGAGTAGTCCAATCCCGATTGACATGATAATCAAGCCCAGCGCCAGCAGCGTGTCATAGCGATCCATGTCTACATCGTCCTGAGTCCGCGTGTCTCATAGATGCTCTTCTTTTTAGCGGCCTCGTGTCGGATCGCCCTATCCAGCGCCATCACCCCGGCCACAATCCCGTCGATCTTCTCACGGCTCTTCTGCTTGTTCGGCTTCACATTCCCGGCCGGGTCCGTGCTCACCACCACGTTATCCGCCATCCACCTGAGCACCGGATGCCCGCCGTGTGCCAGCTTGCCATCCAGCACCAACCTCAGCAACTCCTTGGTCGGCTGGCTCATGCTCACGAAGCCCTGCCCAAATCCGACCATCGTAAACCCCAACGCCTCGAGCTGCTGGCTAATCTGAAACGCGCCCCACCGGTCGAACGCAATCTCCTTGATGTCGAACTGCTCGCCCAGCGCCTCGATGTCGCGTGCGATGACGCCGTAATCGATCACGTTGCCCTCGGTCGCCGTCATCAGACCATCGCGCACCCAGGCGTCGTATGGCACCCGGTCTTTGCGCGCCCGCGCAATCATGTTCTCGCGCGGGATCCAGAACCTCGGCAGCCAGTAAAACATCTCTTGCTCTTCGGCATCGTGCGGGAACGCCAACACGAGCGCCGCGATGTCGCTGCTCGAGGCCAGATCCAGACCGCCGTAACACGCCATCCCGGCCAACTGCTTCGCGTTGACCTCTCCTGCACACCGGTCCCACGCCTCGATCGGCAGCCAGCGCGTATCCTGCTGCGTCCATTGATTCAGGTGCACCCGCCGAAAAGTGTTCTGGTACGCCGGTGTCAGCTCTGCGCGCCGCGCCTCCGACCGCATGTAATCCAGATTGATGCTCACTTCCAAATTCGGATTCGCTTTGCGCCACGTCGTCTCACTCAGCCAATCGTCGGTCTCATCCGCCGCCGCAATGAACGCGAAAAACTGTTCGTCCTGAATGATGCCTGCCAGCACTTGCCGCGCATACTCGTGCTGCTCCCAACAAATCGACTCCCGATCGAAACCGGCCGTCGTAATCATCACCATCAGCGGCTGCCGGCGCGCCCCCGTGCTCGTGTTCAGCACGTCCCATAGCTCGCGGCTCGGCTGCGCGTGCAGCTCGTCGAACACAATCCCGTGCGCGTTCAAGCCGTGCTTCGTATACGCATCCGCGCTTAGGACCCGGTACACGCTGCGCTGGCCCGTCACTACGATCGCACGCTTGTAAATCTCCGACCGCTGGCGCAGCTCCGGCGAGGCTTCCACCATCGCCTTCGCTTCATCAAACACGATCGCGGCCTGGTCCCGGTCCGCCGCCGCGCTGTACACCTCCGCGCCCGGCTCCTCATCCGCGAACAGTAGACACAGCGCAATCCCCGCGCTCAACGTGCTCTTGCCGTTTTTGCGTGGAATCTCGATATACGCCCGCCGGTAGCGCCGCGAGCCGTCCGCCCGTTTCCACCCGAACAGCGGCTTGATGATCTGCTCACGCTGCCATTTCTCCAGGATAAATGGATCACCGGCCCACTCGCCTTTGGAGTGATGCAACAATTGTTCAAAGAACCTGACTGCAATCGTCGCCGCACGCTCGTCGAAGTAAAAGCCATCCGCCTGCGGGCGTTTACTCTTTCGCGTCTTGGCCCGCGCCTTCATCGCCCACCCATGCCGCCTGGCCGAACAGCATGTCAGCCAGGCTCAGTTGCTCCGCCTCTTCTACGTGAATCCGCGTTCGCGCACTCGGCGTCATCCCAAACTCGGCCGCATACGCGCGAAATGCATTGCTGTTATCGCGAAACACCTGCAGCAGCGGGTGTTTGTGCATCGCCCCGTCGACGGCCCGCGTCAATCCCTCGCGCTCAATCCGCCGCGCCGCGTTCCAGGCCATCGCGTAATGCGTGCCCATCAGCTCAAACGCTGCCACATCGACATCGGTCAGCACCTTCAGTCGTCGCAGCTCAGGCAAATAGCGTTCCCGAAACTGGGTCGCCAATCGTCCTATCGCGCCGACCTTCATGTCTGGGGACACGCGCGGCTTCGGCTCGGCCTGCGGAAGCTTGCGCTTACCCGGGTTGCCCGCGCGCCTTTTCATCTCAGTCGGTTTCGGTTTACGGCCTCTCATGTTGCTGCCCCCACAAAATTACGCAATTTCGCGGGCGCGCGCGCAGGAC